ACGCCAGCATCTATCATTACTTGAGCCAGCGGGTCTTTTATATCATTACGAACTCTTCTTACATACCAGCGGGAGTGTCTGGGATGGCAGCCTGACGCACTGTTGACTAATTGACTAACCGTCCCACTGGGTTTTACACAGGTGATAGCGGTAGCGGGGTTGATCTTCAGCCTTGTGGCCCACTGTTTATTCACCGCTATAGCGTGTTTCTTTAATCGTTCAATGTCGCCGTGATAGGAGGCTTTAAAAAACTCACTATCCCATATACCAGTTAATGAAACACCCAACAGCCTCTCTTCCTCGCAGTTATTCTTCCAAACCTTGCGTAAGAATTTGAAATCGGTAAGAGCGGATTGCAGAGTGCCTAAGACTGTAGCGGCCCCTACCTTAGCCTCTAAAGTTCCGTAGTCATCTTCAGGTCTTACCACAACCTCTGTAAGGTTGCAGAATTGTGTGGATCGTAACACTATCTCGCTACAAGGATTTGTGCCGAACTCATGGTCAGTGTCTCTACGCTCTGGGGCCATGTCCTTACAGGCTTGCCTGTTAAAGACTCCACGCTCTCCAGAGCGCGACTCATATATTGCATTCCACTCACGCATGAATGCGCCGACATCAGGCTTCTCAGTGTAACAGATAGAGTTGTTAGCCAGTGAGCGTTGCGGGTTCTCGACAAACCAGTTCCCCATCTTAGCGTGGCGCATACGTTCATCACTGTGGTTGGATAGGTTTATCATGGCCGTCCGGCGAACCCCGCCGACCACAACGCACTCCCCTATGTAGCACATGACATCGTGTAACTCAATAGAATTTAACTTCCTACCAACCGATCCCCTAAATACATTAGTTATATTTAACAATGACTTAGCAAATGGTTCAGGGCCACTTGCGCGACCCCCAAAGGTCTTTAAGGGCGATCCCGCAGGGCGTACCTTAGACATATCTACTTTGGGAACTTTCCCGCTATAGAGCAGACGAACGTACTCGTCTAAGGCAGTTGCCCACCCTAACTTAGAGTCACGCACTCCGATGACTGTATCGGTGTCGTGGAATTCTTCAGCAACCTCCGGCAGTTTATGTATGTGCTGACGCTCAACACTAAACCCTAGCCCAGTACCGTTCATCTGGATATACAGGGACTCTCCGAACACTCTGATGTTGTCAACAGCAACGTAGGCACAGTTATACCCACAAATATTATCGCGCTCAAGACTAGGCCCAGCAGTCATTAAGGCTCTCATGCTAGGCATGACTTCTTTATCCTTGATTAACTCCCGTATACCAGACAGTTCTACGCTGAACTTATTACCCATGTAATCACAGTACCTATCGACTGTCTCATCCCATGTCTCTCTGCGTTTCTTATCTGGTAGATACCTAGCGTACCTACTGATGGCAATGTAGTCCTCGTAGACGCTCACCTCTGTTGATCCGCAATCGCCTTGTCGTAGTCGGCCTTCCAATCCTCTACAGATTGCTTGTGTTGTTTAGCCATAACCTCATCAAAGCCTTCAGGGGTAGCCCAATGAGCGGGGTTCCTGTTGTTGTCAAATGCCCCATCGTTATAGAGATACCGGCCAATCCCGAATAAAACTGCTGACCTCTTCAGCGATCCTGAGATTATCCCTTTCTCCTTCTCAAAAGAAGATTCGCCAGCACCGTCCGATTTGGTTATCCAGACCCCGTTCAAGCAAACAGATAGATGGCACAACATTATCTCAGGGGATACCATCTCGTAGACAGGATACCATCCAGCCGGGGTAACAATCTTGTCCAGCCTATCCATCACGTTCCTTGCGTCAAGGTATGCGAGGGGCTTCCTCCCATTCTTCATGTCCATGAACTTTACTTGCGCCACAGGGAACGGGCGCTTTAGCCCTGCTTCAAGATGATCCATCTTCCTCCTCCACTTTTACCCATGAGAATGATGCACCGTCATCAGGTTTGGGGTACTCACACTTTACCTTCACAGTCTTGGTTTCGTGCATGATTCTAGTTGCCCCTTCCTTTGGCCGCTTCGCTTCATTGATAGACTCAATCAGAGTGTACCTTGGACGGTAGCCGAAATGGTCTCTCATCATTTTATTCCATAAACTATTCATCTTTGTCCTCTTTTGATTGTTCCATTATGTTATCAACTAGCAACTGTTTATAAATGGCTCGATCTTTTGGTTTAAATCCCCAACTCATCGCAGTCATCAATGCAGACATCTGTATTTTCTCTGCGTCTCTGTTGTCATCATTAAGTGCGTGTTTGTATTGAGCCGGATTAATTCCCTTAGACTTAACCCACTTTTTTGAAGCCTTATCTCCCATAGATGCGGCCTCTAACTCCTGCATATAAAAACTATGCCTAGTTTTCTTGTTAGATAATCTTGCTTTGTGTATTTCTACAAGGTCTTTTGCATCCTTCTCTGCTGCCACAAATATTTCATCGTACATAATCTAATCCTCTTTTCTAGTCGCTTTTAAAAAGTCATCTATCCTAGTCAGCACAAATATATCAGAACTGTTGTACTTACCGATGACCACTATGGGTATTATGCCCTTTTTCCTTGAGCCAGTCAATGCCTGTTTGACGGCATTTCCAAACAACCAATCGGGCAGTACCTTGCGATACTTGCACTCGATTCCGTACACGTTATGCTCTATATCTAGTTCTGCTCTACCGTTCACAGGGATTCTTTTACCGCCAAAGATGGCGGCTACCCTGCGCTCAAAGTTTTTCCAATTACTCATCAGGGTCGTTGTTGTCCATGCTGATTTTGGTGGGGAGTTGTCCTTCAGTTAGTAAGTTTAACGATGCGGCGTGTAGGTTTAGGTTCATCTCACATTCGGCCATGTCCCAATGCCTAGCCTTAGATATTGCTACCCAAGCATCCGGCGCATCCTCCTCATCATCGTAGTATCTACCCATGAGTATCACATTGTCCAGCACCCCTGATTGAGAATCTGTCTATCTTATCCCTGATGGACATAGATTTCCTAGCGTGTGCCACCAGCATTATGTGGCAATCAATATCTCGACAAGCATCCGCAATCTCACAAACCACCCGCTTTTGTCCAGTGTAGTCATCATTAGCGATGCCGCCAATCGTCATAAGAGAATCGACTAGGATAAACTCTATATCATATTGGTCAACAGCGTAACGTATCACAGCCATCAACGTCCTTAAGTCTACCGTCCCTTGCTTATCAAAGAAGTACAACTTGTCCCTAGCCCAAGCGTTAAACCCAAGCCCAAAGTCGATTGTTGGTTGCATAGATAGTGATGCTTGTCTCCAAAGCCTAGCGATTTGACTACGAGGGGACATTTCCAAACTAACTGATAAGCATTTGTAGCCTTGCTCAATAGCCCCTAGCATTATCTGTCCAGCGTAGAGGGATTTCCCTGCTGAATTTATGCCAGCGAGAATCGTACACTCTCCATTACGCAGTCTGAATTTTTGGGGGTTGCCAAAGGGTATTTTAATCCCGGTCACATGGTCGCCTACTAGATAATAATCCAGCACCTCTTGAGTAAAGGAGTTTATAGGCTTAATGCTTTTAGATTGTTCCGCGCTAAGATATGGGGCTAGTGAGTCCGGCCCCAGCACCATATTAAGAGACTCCATCGTTACTCTCCATCCGGCCTAGGCTCTCCACAGCCACAGAGAAGTCCATCGCAATATCATCAAGTTCCTCTATGGTGAGTAACAGCATATCTAATATGCCGTCATAATCTTCTGTGTCCATGCTAGGGGAGTTGGCTTGAATCATCCCAACGTAGTCCAGCAATAGGTGAGCAGCCTTTTTTAATTCCGTCACAGAACTCTTAGCGTTCCGCAATAGTTCTTCTTTACTTCTTTCGTTTGTCATCTATCACACACCAGTAGTCAGTTTTTGAAAGGTCATCATTGTAAGGGGTTTTCAAGCCTCTTATCTTGGGGCCACCGTAGTATCCGCGCAGTCTATCTGATCCGCCGCCTTTTGTCCACCCTATTGCATTCCAGTTCATCGAGGCATACCCTCTGGACGATCTTAGTCTGGGAGTATCGGCTAATTCTCTTCTCGCAATGTCCTGTGTGCCAGCGTCCTCGTCAGCCTTTCTTTGTAGGTTAGAGTAGACATCAAATGCAGACTTCAGGCATTCTATCTTCTCCCTAGAGCGGCCATCATCTGAGTATATCTCTTGTAACTTTTCGATCAAGGCAAGGCATCTGTTGCGGTAAGAGTCTAGCGGCTTGCTCCCCTTATCCGCTACCATTTCCTTCTCCAATCCACGGATGGTCTTTAGAATCTTCTTTGCGAATTTATTATATACCATGGGTATTTCTATTATAGTTCAGGTGCATTCTGTTTGTCAACCCCCTATAACCGTCCACAACTCAATCTTCTGTCCTCTTGAGGAAGGTACTCACATTTACCGTCCACAACTCAATCTTCTCCTAAAGCACAGTTTAGTGAAGGTGTTACCAGTAATGGAGAGCGTTATTGACCTCATTTTCGGGATATTTTCACACTGCCAAACCTAATAGGGTTGGAAGGTATGGCTAGTTATACAGAACTTATCCACAGGGTTATCCACAGGGTAAATAAGGGTTAAGTATTTGATATCACATGGTAATTGGAAAGTTATCCACAGCGTACCCCTTCCCTTATTATAAGTATTTTAATATATATATCTAGTAT